TACCAACGAAGAATCACAGCGGGTCACCGACTGGCTAAGCGACTACGTGCCCATGACAACGGCAAAGATTGACCAGACCACCGCAGACCGCATCAAGCCCATCATCGAAACATACCGCAAAACGCCGGGCATGACGATTGATGACTTGACTGCCATGATGCGCCCATTGTCAGACCCAGCCCGAGCGCGGATGATAGCCGTGACCGAAACGACGCGCGCCGCCGCTCAAGCGACGGTCGAATATCAGCAGTATTTAGGGAAGGCGGGTATCACCATGATTCGCGTATGGAATACCGACGCCGACGAGAAGGTCTGCCCGATATGCACCGGCGAAGCCTACGGGGTCAACCTCAACGGCATGACGGAGGATGAGTGGCCAACAGAGGTCGCCAGCGGCCCCCCTGCGCACGTCAACTGTCGCTGTGACACGTCGTTGCGCTTGGTGAAGTCATGATTAAAACCGACGTCGAAATCATCAACCGTATCTCTACCGCAGCGATCCTCGACGCCTGCCGAGCCGTCACCCTCGGCTACGCCGTCGTTGTGCAAGGGCAACTTAATGAGGATAAGCCACCACCGCCGGCACGTGGCTCGATGAAGTGGAAGTCGGAAAAGCAACGCCGCTTCGTGATGATGATGTGGAAGCGTGGGCAACTGCGCATTCCGTATCTTCGCGGCACCGGCAACGGACTCAACGGCAGCGAAACACTCAACCGGAGCTACCGTGTTGACCTTGACGGCGACACCGCAGTCCTCACGTCGGCGGCGTCGTATGCGCCGTATGTCGTCGGCGACCAACAAGCCGAGATTCATAAAAACCGATGGAAAACGGCGAGAGACGCCGCTACCGAAGTGCATCAGAGTGGCGACCTGCAATACATCGCCGACCAAGTATTCGCTAAGTTTCAACCGTAGAAAGATCTTTCAGACGCTATGAACGACTTAATTACCACGCTTCGCACCTTGCTCGCCCAGACCCTCTTTGCGTACTACAAAGCGCATCAAAGTCATTGGAATGTCACCGGCGCTGACTTTCCGCAGTATCACGAATTTCTCGGCGATACCTACCAAGAACTCTTCGACGCTATCGACGGCATCGCCGAGATTATTCGCAGTCTTGGCGCCAAAGCTCCGGCAACGCTTGCCACACTTGCCACGATGCAACCCGTAGACCCGGCGACGGAAGACGACGCCTTGCCTGCAATGATTACCCAGCTCAAGGCAACGAACGACCTCATCATAGTGACGCTTCGGCAGGGTATCGACCAAGCGACCGCTGAGCCAGCTGTGGGCAACTTCCTCCAAGACCGCCTCATGGCTCATCAAAAACTTGGCTGGATGTTGACCGCTATTTTGTCCTAGGAGGAATCATGGCAGACAGCTACACGCCACCGGCGTCGGTCGCACAGAACGCCCGCCGTGCGCTCGATGTCCGCAAAGCTAAGCCACCGTCACAGCGTGGTATGACGCCGGTCGGCATCGCACGGGCGACGCAACTTGCAAGCCGCAGTCCGGTGTCGCTTGACACGATACAGCGCATGGCATCGTATTTCGCCCGCCACGAAGTTGACAAACAGGGGTCAACGTGGGACGAGCAAGGCAAAGGCTGGCAAGCGTGGATGGGCTGGGGTGGAGACGAAGGGCGCACGTGGGCAGACAGTATCTTAGCAAAACAGGAGACGAAGATGGAAAAGTCATTCAAGGCGGGGTCACGACATAGCGCCGCCGATCAACAACTTATCAGCAAGGCGCACGGCTATGCCAAGTCAATGATGGAAACCATGGTGCAACTTGGCCATGCGGAGGTTGACCCCGACCCCACGAAGGCGGTCAAAGTGTTGACGCCGGAGGGACTGAGCCCACGCCAAGACGCCATGGTCGCCGCCTATACGAGCATCGTGGCGACGTCGGGCAAGTTTAGTACGGGCATCAGCGAAAGCGGCGCTCACTACTGTGCAGATTCACCGTGGGACGACGAAGGCATGGTCTGTGCAAACTGTGTCTTTTACCAAGGCGGGGCGTGTCAGCTCGTTGAGGGCATGATTGACCCCGAAGGAATTTGTAAGCTGTGGGTGATCCCCGAAAAGTCCTTGGTGATGGCAGCGCTTGAGCCAATGCCCGAAGACATGGACGACATGATGATGGGCTATGCAGTGGACGACATGAAGGCCATCGAAGACCGCAACACCACACCGAAGGAACGGCAAAGTATGCCAGCGGGTGACTTTGTTTTTCCTGATACCCGCAACTTTCCCATCGTCACCCCCGGCGATATCAGCGCCGCCGTGTCAAGCTGGGGTCGCTACGGTGGTACGGAATCCTTCGACACCTTTAAGCAAAACCTCATTGCCCTCGCCAAGCGCAAAGGGCAGAACTTCGTCGACGCATTGCCTCAGGCATGGCGAGACGAGATGATGACAAAGTCGACCCTTGACACCCCCCTGACAATAGAAGTAGGGGACGATGTCAAAGCGTTGGCCCGTCGCTTACTCGGAGGTCGGCAGTGAATGACTTTGTAAAATCCTACGGAAGCGGTGTCAAAGCCGTGGGCGACTACACCTTGCAGGGTCGTGGCATCGTCTACGGTGGGCAAGACCTCACCGGCGACCGCTTTACCAAGGCGACCGACCTTGGCGATACCCGGAGCTTTGTCGGTACGCCGGTCTACTATGATCACGGGCTCAGCTCCATTCGGGGGCAAATTGGCACGGTCAAAATGTGGACGCCGACCGACGACGGAATCGACGTACAGATTGAGTTAGACAAACGCCTCGACTACGTGGGCGACGTAATGAAGCTGGTTAAGAGCGGCGCGCTTGGCTTAAGCACCGGCGCACTCAGTCACCTCGTTGTCCGTGACAAAGGCGAACTCAAGCGCTGGGTCGTCGGCGAAATATCCCTGACTCCAACTCCGGCAGAACCCCGGACACTCACCGAAGTGAAGGCAACTCAGAACGACACCGCGCGCACTGCGGCGGCGACGTTGAGCCCTAGCGATAACACCCAATCATCTTTATCACTCAAAGGAACTACAGTGGAAAACATCAATCAAATCGTGCAAGACGCCGTCGTGGCAGCGCTCAAGAACGTCGCCGGTACTCCGGTCGACGGCGGTGTCATCGCCGCTCCTGCGACCAAGACCGTGACCACCCGTGGCTTCACCAATGAGCCCGTCGAAGCCCTCAAACACTACCTCAAAACCGGCGACCGCATCGCCGCCAAAACCACGCTCGCCGAAGGGTCAAACAACACCGGCGGTTACATCGTCCCCATCGACCTCTACGATCAAATCATTGCCCGCCGTGACGAACAAAGCTTGCTCGGTGCGTTTAACTTCCGTCGCATCAAAACCAACGAACGCCAAATCGTCATCCCTGGCCAAAACACCAAAAGTGCCTTTGCCATCGTCGCCGAATCAAACAGCGCCAACTTCAGCGAGCCCAACTTTGCCAACAGCCGCACCGTCACGATGTACAAATATAGCTTGGCGATGAAAATCACCAGCGAATTACTGAACGACGAACAAAGCAACTTGCAAAGCTTTCTCACCGAGGACATCGCCCGTGCCTATGCCCAAGCGGTGAATAACTTCATCATCGCCGGGTCAGGCTCATCGGAGCCCTACGGTATCTTGGCACGTGCATCGAACAGCGTCACCGCAGCTAGCGCTACCGCTGTCACCTTCGCTGAAGTAACGTCGCTCGAATACAGCGTCCCCGGCGCCTACATGACCGGCGGCAACGACGTGGGCTGGATTATGAAAAACTCCACCCTCGGCAAGATTCGCGCCTTGACCGGCAACTATCCTCAGTTCCAACCACTGGGCACCAACGCCATCGCCGGCAAGACGGGCAACCTTCGCGACCTCGACGGCTACCCCGCCTTTACGTCGGAATACACCCCGGCTATGACCACGGGTCTCAAATCAATCATCTTCGGGAATATGAACTACTACAACTTCGTCGAGAACGGTCAGCTCGAAATCAAGCGCAACGACTCGCTTTACATGGCGACCGACGAAATCGCTTACTTCTGTTACTTCCGTGCCGGCGGCGACGTCAACCAAGGCGAAGCCTTCTCATACATCGTCCAAGCCTAAGTTAGACTATGCCCCGACGTCGTGCGCACGGCGTCGGGGTCTAAGGATGTCACAATGCAAATTCAACTTCTCGAAGGATTATCCGGCACCTACGAAGATGAAGTTACGCCGCTCTACGCCTCAACCGGCGACATCATCGACGTGAGTCCGGAGTGGGCGCAACGGCTCATTGTCGCCGGCATCGCCGTGGCTGTGGAGCCGGACGTCGTCGAAGCGCCGAAGAAAAAGCGGGTGGTCTAAGTGGCATACACGACGACAGCATTGCTCAAAAGCTACATGGGCGTCACGGCAAGTACTGACGACACCCTGCTGTCGCTTTGTATCGACC